GACCATTTCGCGAACGAGCTGATTGGAAACTCTATCGGAAGCATCACTCAGGTCGAGTGTTGCGGTTCGCTGATCAAGCGAACCTTGTCGCGCGAGCTCCTGGTTAGGAACTTGGTCGTCAAATCCGATAACCTTCGGAAGGAAGTCATCCTCTCCAAAGTGCTCGAGAAAACTACGCAGGACGCCCTGCTGCATATACTGCATGCAGGTCGGCTCCATTGCAATCACTCGAGGAGTTTTCAACGTCTTAGGAACCAAGGTGACCTTCACAGGCACCTCGGAACCAGGTTCGAGGAAGTCAACCTCATCAAGCTGTTGGTAAAACCTCCAGCTAGAAATGAGATTCTCACCGGCGGGTAGAACCGCCTCGAGACGATCGGTCCAGACTCGCTGAGCGAACTTTCGGTTACCCGTTAGTCCGTCAGCGGTTGATCCTGGGCCGTGCTTAGGGACGATCCTTCCATAATGAACATCTCTGTCCATCTTGGTAAAGATCGACCCAAACAGCATATTCGACATGTTGGTAAACTCATCCAGATCCCTACGGGTGAGTTTCCTGTCGAACATTCGAACTTCCTGCTCACACTTGACATAGTTACGCACCGCGTCATGCCGCCTCGCTGGGGAGCAAGGCAGCTTCATTTTGCCAAACGACAGCGTTAGCAATCGAATGGCAATTATAGACTCGATGCATGGCTCATCAAGTAACAAGCCACTACTCCGGTCAAACACACGGGCGAAGAAACCTCCTAGTAATAGGGGGAGCCTTCCACCACTTCCGCGAGCGAAAGCGGTGTTGATGCCCACCTCGCCCTGGTCAAGCCAGTTTTGAAATGACTTGCCGAGGCTTGGTAGGGTTATCGTGAGAAACGATAACCCCTCATGTTTGACACGCACCTGGACGGTATTAATGTCCTGGTGGGCGCTCGTGCAGCAATAGCTGGCAGATTCCTCCGCCAGCTGGGACCAGAGGTACGTCAGCCTTTTCATCGGCCCTCCTTTACTAGGGGGTAACCGAATGCCTAGCCTGATGTACTGAACAGTTAGTAGTGCTCGACCCTCAGACGAAGGTCGGGCGGGAGCCTGTCCATCAACTCCCACATGGTAAGGCGATCGCCGTCAACGAAGTCCAAGATTATTGGCTCGTCAACG